CATTGGTTCTGATCGTAGACAGATCACAGCTACTGAGATCGATGCGAGAAGAGAAGAGAAGCTAGTTGAGTTAGGCCCGATGTTGGAGCAAGCCAACCAAGATCTTCTTAATCCATTGATCGAGTTAACGTTTGATGGAATGGTAGAGCAAGGCATGGTCCCAACTCCACCAGAAGAACTATCTGGAACAAAGCTAAAAGTTGAGTACATCAGTATTATGGCTCAGGCTCAGAAGTCTATCGGACTAGCTGGACTTGAAAGATATACAGAATATGTAAGCAAGGTAGCGGATATCACTCAAGACCAAAGAGTCCTTGATAAGTTTGACGGCGTTCAGTCTATCGACGAATACGCTGAAGGTTCTGGAGTTTCAACCAGAGTCACAAGGTCAGACGAAGAGGTTGAGGAAATGGCTTTCCAAAGACAGCAAGCGGAACAGCAAGCAGCTCAACGTGAGCAAATGGCTCAATCTACACAATCAGCTAAGAATTTGTCGGAAACAAGTCTCGAAGGCAACAGTGCTTTATCAGCAATGATTGAGCAAGGTCAAGCTGGAGATATAGCAGGGATACAGTAATGAAAACAAAAGCTATGAATGCGGGTGATGAGAAACAAGTTAAGAGAGCCAGAAGAGATGAAGCTTTCTTTGACAAACAAAAGAATGAGGACTACAAGGCTGTGTTATCAACCCGGTCTGGTCGTCGTCTTTTATGGACTTTAATGGGTGACATGGGCGCAGAAAAGCAACCATTCACAGGGAACAACACAACGTTCTTCAATTGTGGAGAACTTAACGCTGCTAAACGTATCAAGACAGGTATTGTCGAAGCTGATCAAGAAGCTTTCTTTCAGATGATGCGTGAAGCTAAAGAAGAAGAGGATTTCTAGTATGAATGACCAAACGACTTTGGCAGATACTGACACAACAACACAGGAACATCTACCTAATCCGGAGGCAGATGCTTTTTACAGTGACGGTAAGGAGACACCGGCAGAAACAGAAGCCTCGGAAACTTCTGTAGAAGAAAGTGCTCCAGAGGATGCAAATGTGCAGAAGGAAGCTGAACCGCAAGCGGAAGCTGACCAGAAACCAGAAGTAGCAGAAGACTACTCATTACAACTGGCAGACGACACGCTCCTTGATAAGAACGACTTGAATGATTTAGCTGATTTCGCCAAGGATAAAAACTTGGATAAAGAGGTAGCTCAGGAAATAGTTCAACGAGAAGAAAAAGCCGTTCAGACCTATGCAGAGAGACAACAGGAATTCGTAACTGGAGAATCTAAACAGTGGAGAGCTGACTTCGAGGGTCAATTTAAAACTGATGTAGAAGTTAAAGAAGCTGATCTAAAGATCAGTAAAGCTTTGGAAGGTTACGCTGTTGATGAGTTTGTGGAACTCGCAAACAAGACAGGGATTGTCAATCATCCGAGTTTTCGTAACACCATGTTAAAGATTGGTTCGGCTATGTCGGACGATACCTTTGAATCTGGTGGAGTGAAGAACTCAGTTGAAGACAAGCCGTTACACGACGTATTTTACGACAACACTAAGGAGTAATTTAAAATGGCAACACTAGCTGCAAACGTTTTAACATTGGCAGATTGGGCTAAGCGCATCGATCCTGATGGAAAGACACCAAAAATAGTCGAGCTTTTAGCTCAAACAAACCAAATCCTAGACGACAAATTGTTCATGGAAGGCAACTTGCCAACCGGTCACAGAACAACTGTTCGTACAGGTCTACCAACAGTAGCTTGGAGATTATTGAACCAAGGTGTTCAACCTACCAAGAGTACAACCGCTCAATTAGACGAGCAAGTTGGTATCTTGGAAGCATGGTCTGAAGTTGACAAGGATCTTGCGATTCTTAACGGCAACACAGCTGCTTTCCGTCTTTCTGAGGCTCAAGCTTTTATTGAAGCTATGAACCAAGAAATGGCACAAACATTGTTCTACGGCAACAGTGGCTTGAACCCAGAAGAGTTCACAGGTCTATCTGTTCGTTACAATGACTTGAGTGCGAATAACGCTCAAAACATCATTGATGCTGGTGGAACTGGTTCAGACAACTCATCTATCTGGTTGGTTGTTTGGGGCGCTCAAACTTGTTTCGGTATCTTTCCAAAAGGTTCTAAGGCTGGTTTGATTCACGAAGACAAGGGTGAAGTAACAGTTGAAACTACTGCTGGTATTGCAGGAAGCCGTATGGTTGCCTACCAAGACAGATGGCAGTGGAAGTGCGGTTTGGCACTTAAAGACTGGAGATATGTAGTTCGTATTGCGAACATCGACATCTCAAACTTGACTAGTAAATCATCTGCTGCTGATCTATACGATAGTATGATCAAAGCAATTCACCGCATTCCTAACCTTCAAATGGGTCAGGCTGCTTTCTACATGAACCGTTCTACTTTCCAAATGCTTGACATCCAAGGACGCGATGACGTTCAGTCTGGCGGACAATTGAAGTATGAAGTGGTTGCAGGAAAGCCAGTTCAAACTTTTAGAAGTATCCCTGTTCGTACTTGTGATGCTCTAACTGAGGCTGAAGCTCAAGTTACTTAATAAGTGACTAAAGTTTTGGAATGTAAACAAAGTATTTTTTTATAAAGGAATTAGAAAAATGGCATATATAGATGCACAGAATCAATTCTCAAGCTCACAAGCTGTTACTGCTGACGCTGTCGGTACTAACGTTATTGACTTGAGTGTAGACCGTTCAATTGGTAACGGTGAAGCAATGGCCGTAGTCTTCAATGTTGAAGTAGCTGCTGACCAAACAACTGGTGATGAAGATTACACCTTCGACGTAGAGTATGCATCTGATGCTGCTCAAACAACTGCTCGTCAGTTGATTGGTCGTCGTGTATTCGAATCTGGCACACCCGGCGCTCCTGCACAAGATGCAGATTTGTTGGTTGCTGGATTCCAGTTTGTAATCGTAGTACCTCCTACAACACTTGCTGAGAGTGAGCGTTATATTGGTATTCGTTACGACGTAACTGGTACAACACCAACAATCACTTGTTCAGCGGATCTTAGACCATTGAGTATGGTTGAGACACTAGTTGACGGTGGATATGCAGACGGTATAACAATTTCTTAACGGATTTAAGATAAAGGAGTAACTGATATGAATCAGATCAAAGTAAAAGTAAAGGCAGATACAATTTGGATGCACGCAAGAAGGTACAAAGAGGGCGATGAAGTTACCCTCTCTGATTACACTGTCGAGCGTACAGACAAGAACACAGGGGATCTAGTTGAAAAGACAATTACTGCTGAGCAGCAATTTTCTAAGAAAACTATGGTCCGGTTAACTCCAAAGGTTGAAGAACCTGTTGCGGAGATAGCACCTGTATCAAAGCCTGTAGTTAAAAAAGCTACTAAGAAAAAGGCTACTAAGAAGGTTGAGAAGCCGGAAGCTAAATCTGAGGATCAATCAGTTATTTAGGAAATTGCGGGGGGGTCGGTTTTCCGATCCCCCTTTTTTAAGGAGGCTCTAATGCCTAAGAAAAAGAAACCCAAAGTAGTCAAGGTATCAAAGCCAAAGACTAAAAGTACGACAAAGAAACTAAGAAGTTACTAGGGGGATAGATGGCAACAGCAGACACAGAGATTGCAAACTTAGCTGTATCTCATTTAGGGATCTCAGAAGAGATTGGCGATCTAACCACTGAAAACAGTGACGAAGCAAATGCAATACGTCGGTTTTATGACGTTGCCTTAGAGACTACTCTTAGAGAATTAAACTGGCCGTTTACGACACGTTATCAAACACTCGGCTTAGTTGAAGAGAATCCGAATGATGAGTATAGGTATTCATACCGCTACCCTTCAGACGTTCTATTCATACAGAAGATTCAAAGCGGAATCCGTAACGACAACAGACAGTCTAGGATTTCATACAGGATTATGAGCGACGACTCAGGACAGCTAGTTCTGACTGACGCTAAAGATCCTGTTATCTATTACATAAGGAAAGAGGACAACGTTTCGTTCTACCCTTCGGACTTTGTGTTAGCGTTTTCTTATCAATTAGCTTTCTTGGCAGCGCCAAGGATAACAGGCGGCGATCCGTTTAGGCTTGGGGATAAGGCACAAGTAAACTTTTTTAACATGATTAGCAAAGCATCAGCCAACCAGCTGAATGATGAACAAGCCGAACAAGATCCTGAGTCTGAATATACGCGGGCAAGAGACTCAACAAATATCGGTTCCCTTGGAGAAGAAGGCACAATCTACCCAACTGGATTCACAGTAACATGACGACATTCTCTCAAAGATCATTTGCAGCAGGGGAAATTTCCCCCTCAGTCTATGGGCGTCCTGATCAGGTTAAGTACAACACTGGTCTGGCAACTTGTAGAAATATGTCAGTCATGCGTCATAGCGGCGTTACTAATAGAATGGGCGGAGAGTTCATCGGGGAAGTCTACGAC